ATCGGGAGACGATAGAAGATAGCTCCATTTTCCATAATACAATGAAAAAGGATACTACGCCCTGTAATAGCCGATAGACCAAAGATAATACAGTCTTCAACTTCTCCATGATGTTTTTTAAGGTCATAGAGATATTCTTTCCTTATCTGTGCGTACTCTGGTGGTATGTTTGCATTTAAATAAGCCATAATAAATCCTCATTTTATTTCGCCCCAGTTCTTTCCAAATTCATAATCTACTTTGTTTGGAACTTCAAGGTTTACTGCGGACTCCATAATATCTTTTATTCTCTGAGCCTCTTTCTCAGATCCTATGGATATATCTAACTCGTCATGAACTTGTAAATGCGGTATGATTCCCTCTTTGTGTAAATCAATCATAGCTTTTTTTGTCATGTCAGCCGCAGATCCTTGTATCAATCTATTCAAAGCTTTGTATGTGTAAGCTCTTCTGATCCCTGGTCCGTGTTCCGTGAGTGCTGCATCGTGAGGCAATGGTTTATGGATACCGAATTGATTTGGTTCCCACAAATGAAACCTGCATAAGCGACCAAGAAGAGTTCTAACCTTACCAGCATCCTGGGCTCTAGCCATAACAGAGTCCATCAATTGTTTTACAAATGGAACTTTAGAATGATATTGTTTAAATAAATCTGCAGCTTGTAATTTATTTATACCGAGCTCTGCCTGTAATTTATTTTTACCCATACCATAAAACAAACCAAGATTAATTGTTTTGGCTTGTGATCTAGGTATGTCAGCCATATCAGATACAATTTGATGGAAGTCTGCATCGCCTTGCATGTAGGCATGTACAACATCATCAACACCATATAGATTTTGCAAAGCTGCGTAGTGTACGACTAGGCGTGGTTCTTGTTGGTTGTAATCAAAGCAACCCCAGGTATGATCCTCTTCTGGTAAGAACAATGATCTTATCCGTGGTCCGAGGTCTTTGTTACGTGCTGGAATCTGCTGTAAATTAGGGTTATTCATCGAAAATCTACCGGTGACTGTCCCACCGCCCTCTGATCTCAATTGGTTAATCTCCGCATGGATACGGCCGTTTAAACTATACTTTAGAATGGTATCTATAAATGTAGTGTGAGCTTTATTGATCTCACGTGCTTTTGCTATACATTTGACTACATTATGTGGGTGATTTGCTAAAAAATTCTTGGTAAATGATGGTGCTCCAGTCTTCTCTGTTCTGTCATATGGTAAGCCTAACTTATCAAATACTTTGGCTATAGACCTTGCAGCCCAGATTTGAACGTCCACACCTGTACTTGTTAACACTTCACCTAACATTCTTTTCTCTTCTTCTACTAATGTTCTCTTTTCGATCGCTGCTTGTTCTTGATTTACACGTACACCGAGAAACCTCATATCAACCAATACAGGAAACAATTCTGTTTCCATATTAAAAATAGATTCAATGTCCTGGTGTAATATTTCTTTTTTTAACTCCTGCCACAACTCATATGTGAGTTGGGCGTCACGCTCCGCGTAAGCACCAACGTACATTGCAGGGAGTTTATACATCTCTGCTTTAGGATCTACACCCCAAGACTTTGCAGCTTCATACAAAGCATTTTCATCTTTACCTTTACCAATATAATCTCTAGACACACCATTTAAATCATACCTAAATCTGTTTTCATCCACCAATGATGCAGCTATCATTGTATCAACTATTCTACCTTTTACATTTATACCAATCGCTCTCAACCAACAGATGTCGTACATTGCATTGTGAAATATTTTTGTAGACTCATAATTCATTTGATCCTGCAGCCATTTTAAAACCATCTTACGATCCATGTTACCACCACCCTCGTGAGCTATAGGATAGTATGCACACCAATCTGCTGTAGCTAAAGATATACCAACAACATCCCCCACACCTACAACAGAACCAGAACCCATTCTTTCGTTTAGGTTAGGATCTTTGGTTTCTAAGTCTATTGCTATTTCATCGTATTTTCCAAGATCTGGAAAATCTGTGGGTGGTATCCACTCTGTTTGTGGTTTAAATATTGGTGCCTGCATTCTCTTTTCTCCATTTTCTAAAACCATCTGTCCATGATTCTTTTTTGGGTTCAGTGTCTTGATAGTCCCTGTCTATTGCCATCTCAACATAATGTATCGCTTTTAATAGATCTTCTTTCTGTCCTTTTGCTTTGTGTCTGCACAGATACTTTATAGCATTACCCTCTGCAAACGGCAAGTTGTTCTTATTGATAAACTCACTTGCTTGTATCTTCATCGATCGGTAGTGGTCACCACCTATCTGTTTCTTGTATGTGTCTTTCATATTTTATATCCTTTGTATATGTCTTTTGGTCTGATGATATGTAAATGATCTTTCGTCCTGGTTGCACCAACATAAAATAACCTATTCTCATCATCAGGATTTTTTTCGTAGTTTCTTTGTGTATTGTTGCTAAGGTCGGTCAAGAGAACTACGTTATCTTGTTCGCCTCCTTTTACACCGTGTATAGTTGATAATGTTATACGTGGTGGCTTATTTAATTCCTCTCCGTTCTCTCTCATTCTTCTTATGTATCTAACTTTCTTTTCTGGTGCATTATCAAATGATTCATACCAAACAGCTTTAGTGTTTAGACCCCTGTTGTTGTAGAGTTCATCAATACCGTAGTGTGCATCTTTATTTAAATATTGTAATTGTTCTTTTTGATAATTTTTTGGTGACATGTAAGAAGCTATTCTGTTTATCTTATCCGTAGATATTAAATTACCTTTTCTTAAATTTTCCCAATCCACAACTGCATCATATAAATCTTGTTCGTAGTTCTTTTTAAATTTGTTTTGATAGTAAATACCTTTTGAATACAATGTATCCTCTAATGCATTCAACATAAATCTAGTTCTAGCTAGCACTAGCCAATTACCTTCTTTCATGTTAACTTGTTCAAAGTCATAGTAATATGAAAGTAAACCTCTTTGCGTTTTTGGTCTCCATTCTTTTGGTAGTCTGTTTTGTATTCTTGTTACTATCTTGGATGCGATATCATGCACAACCTGCGGGACTCGATATGATTGTGTTAGCTGCATTATCTTTCCAGTTTGTGCTATGAAACTATCTACATCTGCACCAGCCCATCTAAATATAGCTTGGTCATCATCACCTGCAATGTATGTATCATTTGTTTTATCCCATATTGATTTAGCCATTGTCCATTGTGTTTGTGATAGATCTTGTGCTTCATCTATAAACACAACATCAAACTTGGGTGATTTATCAGATTTAATAAATTCTGTAATCATGTCTGTAAAATCAATTAAGTTATAATCTTTTTTGTATTGATTAAGATCATGTACAAATTGTTTTAATTGATATGTTGTAATATCTTGTGTGTGTTCTTTTAAATTAAACTGTTGTTCTGGTGTGATACCACGTAATTTAGCTAGTTGTACTATACGTAGTAAATCACTTTTAGTTGTAAATAGTCCTGTATGTTCATTATCATATTCATGATAATCAACCATCATACCCATTTTTTTACCAAGATCTTCATAGTGTCTACGCTGCATTACGTTTTCTTTTTTCATTCCTAATCTTCTAAAAGCCAAAGAATGTAATGTTCTAAAATATGGTAGGTCGTCCTCTGACAGATTAAATTTAGACATAGCTCTGTCTCTTGCTTCGTACGCAGCTTTCTGTGTAAAAGAAAAATACCCTATCTTATCTGGGTCTGTTTCTTTCAAATACTTGTCAACTTCGTTTAGTAAAGTTGTAGTCTTGCCTGTGCCTGGTGGTCCTAATACAATTGTTTTCAATACACACCTTCTTTTTTAAATGTTCTATCTTTTATTTTTATTTGTTCTTTTTCAAATTCTTTTAATTTTATTACAGATATTTTTTTCTTACCAACTGTCATTCTTACATGCTCACATCCATTATGTTCTAGCAGCCATAACAAAGTCACATCATACTTCTCTGTCCATTTATGTCTGTGTAAAAATTTATGAAAGAACTCACTGAATATAAAATGATGACACCCATCCTTATTCCAAACATTGCCAGACTCCATATCTTCTTTTGTAGATCCCTCTGCAGTTCTCATTGTACAATAGTTTTCTAGGTGTTGTGATAGTTGTTCTTGTTTAGATGCACCTGCTGGTGCTTCAACCATTTCCTTGTTTTCTAGTAATGATGTAATCATGATGTCATAATCTTTTGGTTTTAGTTTTGGTGGATACTTATAGATTTGATCCATGCATGCTCTTATAAATAATCTCTGTTCTTGTAGTTGCTCTGATTTTAATTCTACTCTTTCTCCATCTACATTTAATCTGTAGATAGGTGGATCTAATTTTACTATTTGTAGATCTGATAACTGTGGAAATAAAA